GTTTCCCAATGGGGCAACTATCCAAATGCGAACAGCGGAAAATCCTGAATCGCTCGCTGGAGCTGCTGTTAACGGAATTATATTTGACGAGTTTAGCATGGCTCGGGAATCAGTTTGGGCTGAACAGTTGGCTCCGACACTACTCACAACCAACGGCTGGGTTTGCTTTATTGGAGTCCCAAAAGGCAATAATTGGGCTACAAAACTATGGCGATGGGCAAAAACACAGCCAGGATGGAATCAAAGACACTTTCGAACCTTAGACAATCCGTACATCTCGCGGGAAGTTTACGACGACATTTCCGCTTCCATGCCTTTAATGATGCAACAGCAAGAACTCGAAGCTGCAATCATCGCAGGGCGCGGCCAAGTTTTCAAGAACATCGTGGAATGTGCAACTGCTCCTTGGCATAACGAACCAGACTTCGGAAGAATATATCTTGCTGGACTCGACTGGGGGAAAACAAACGACTACACTGTCCTCACAGTTCTTGACGCAGCCTCTAGAGAGTGTGTTTATTATGACCGTTTCAACGCTATACCGTATCCTGAACAACTTGACCGCATTCGTGAGCTTCATGCTATTTGGGGATTCCAACGTATCATTGCCGAGTCAAACGCCATGGGGATGCCGCTCTGCGATCAACTTATTCGGGACGGACTCCCTGTAGAACCTTTCGACATGAATCGTTCGACTAAACGGGAGATTGTAGAGCTTCTTGCTGTGGGATTCGAAACTGAGAACTTTAAGATTCCCTTGGATGAGGTTATGATCGACGAACTTGAGTCGCTTGAGATGAACCTTACCAAACAGGGCTGGCCACAATACGCAGCTCCTCAGGGGCTTCACGACGATATATGCATGTCCCTGTCTTTAGCCCATTGGGGAATTTCTTACGCGCCCTCTATTTAATCACAGGAGTAGGGTATGATTTTGGACCGCTATGGGATGCCAACTCCCGAAACTCCATCGCTTGGCACTATGGCTGAGCAGTGGGCGCAGGGAACTACCCTCACTCAAGGCTCGATCTTTACGAAGCTGCTACCTTTCCATCAGGAGGGGGCGCAACTTCCAAATCCTCTGGACTTCAACGGCCTTGTTACGCGATTCTACCGGAAGAATGCTATCGTTTATTCGGCAGTGCGACTTCTGTCCGGTTCAGCTTCGGACCCAGATTTTCAGGCAGGCAGCATAGACGACAACAATGTTTTCATGCCTTCCTCGCCAAATGACCCCTTACAGAGTTTAATACGGAACCCTAATGAGGCCCAGGATCGCTTTGAGTTTCTTGAGCAATTGATCATCCATCTTTATACTACAGGCAACGCTTTCGTACATCTTATCCGCTCGGGAGCAGGCATCCCAGTTCAGATGGAGCTTATTCGCCCTGACGTCATGAGCATGGTACCTGTAAAAGCTCCCACGGGAAAGCGCATCATTAACTTCTTTGCGGAGTCCAATGGTGAAAAAATCAAAATCCCAGCCAATGATATTATCCAATTTAGATTGCCAGACGCACTCGACGAGTTTTGGGGTTTGTCTCCTCTGTTTGTGTTATCTCGCCTTGGTGATATTGACGATCAGTCCGTTGATTTTCTCCGGGCTTACTTCCTTAATAAGGGCGTACCTTCTGGGATGCTCTCAGTAGCGGGAAGAATTCAGGACAATGACCGTGACGCCATGAAGTTAAAGTGGCAGCAACAGTTCCAAGGTAAAGAAGGCTGGCACAAAATACCGGTCATGGACCAAGGCGTCAAATTCGAACCACTCTCGACTGGCCTTAGAGACATGGACCTCAACCCAATCTTCAACCAGACCGAGACTCGTATTGCCATGGTGTTTGGCGTTCCTCCCATTCTACTCGGGACCAATGCCGGATTAGAACGCTCGACCTTCTCCAACTTTAAAGAGTCACGTCGCGGCTTCTGGCAAGAAACTCTCAGTCCCATGTACACCAGGCTAGAACGTCGCTTCACTCGCATGCTGGCTCAAAAAGAGTTTGGCATGGATCGGGCTATCCAATTTGACCTCTCCAAGGTCGCTGGTCTGCAAGCTTCTCAAGATGAACTCCGTAGTTTCTCCCTTGAGGGATGGCGCAGAGGATTGCTTACTCGGGATGACGCTCTCAAGCTCGTGGATATGGACCCAAGTACACACAATGGCGATTCCGTACTACTTGGAACTTCGCAAGTGTATGTGCCTCTGTCGCAAGCTACTCAATTTGCTGATCTCACTGGCGACGTTGTTTCCGACTTAGTTCAAGAAGAAATTGTAGAGTCCCAAGACCCCACTAAGACTGCTGGAGTTGGCGATCCTTCTCCTCCCCTTAGAGGCAAGGACGATCCCTCCAAGAATCCTCGCGAGGATGTAACTATCGTTCAGCGTTCCTGGAATCCTGAGACTGGCGACTGTACTGCCCACGAAGTCTTTGCCTGCAAGGAATGTCAAGCGGCCAAAGAAGCGGCAGAATTAAGCCCCACATCGGCTGAACTGTTGGACCATATAGCGGTCGTACAAGCGGCCATGAGTGGCGATCAGGATGCCCAGGACTTGATGCTTGACTTCTTTCCGGGCAATGTAGCCGGAGCGATCCTTAACCTTATTGACAGGGCGATGAGCGAAATCAAGACAATTGAGAACGCCGTCACTCTCTTCACGTTAGCTATCGGCGAAGATATCGACGTTATTCAATCGTGGTTTGAAGTAGTAGTAGCCTTGGAACTTGATGGCCGTTCGGTCGATGAGATTCAGACTGCCCTTCAAAACGCCAAAGCCCTCGCAAGAAAGGAAGACAATGACCTTCATTAATGAAGTTGCTGTCGCTTCTGGTCAACCTCGTAACCAAAGTGTGGGCGAGACTAAAATGACCTCCATTGTTGTTTCGGATACCCAGCATACCCAAGAAACCATTGTAGCAACTGCTACTGGAAAGGACGAATAATCATGGCCACTCGTACCATTTTAGGCGCTCGTGTACAAAACGCTGAGACCTTCACTTACTCGACTACCATTCTCCAAGAAGATGGCGTTACCCCCGTAGACCTTACAGACGCCGGGACTGATGTTCTGTTTACTCTGTATCGTGGCGATACTAATGCTTCCTTGAACTCTCGCTTGGCCCAATCGGTAATCACGGCTGGAGTAGCTTCGAATAACCATACTGGGACAGCCCTGGGGGTTATGACCTTCAAGTCTGTTGCTGCTGATTCCACCATTGGCGCTGCTGTTAACACTGCTTTAGTTCTCCGTTATGTAGTCACTTATGATGATGCCTTAGCCGTCGCCCGCGCTGGAACTCACGAAGCCCAGATGACTGTTGAGCCCCTTGTGACTGTCTCCTAGAAACCCTCTGGGGTTGGCAGTCATGAATGAGGATTTCCCCTCGTCCTGGTATACCACTGTCAATCCCAATCCTCCCGGAGAATGTTATGACTTTTAAACGCAAAGATACCTCTCGCGATAAGTGGGAAGTATTGACCGTGCCCTTTATGGCATTAGCCGGAGAGGCCAACGGTGGTGACGATCTAATGGACTTGGGCTTGCTACCTGAGAATTCCTTTCGTGGCATGGCTTCTGTCTTTGGTGAAGTTATCGACGCTTTCATGCCCACGGTAATGCAACGAGGCGCTTTCACTAAAACACTAAACGAACGCAGCCGGATTATTCCGATTCTATGGCAGCATGACATTGACGAACCTATCGGTAAGCCAGTACATCTTTTTGAGAACGAAGCTGGCCTAGTACTCGAAGCTCAAATCTCCCGCACTACACGAGGCCGAGATGCCTTAACGTTAATGCGAGACGGAGTTGTTGGAGCCCTGTCGATTGGTTTTGACCCTGTGGTATTTGATTTTCATGAGCAACCTGACGGAAGTATGAAACGTTTCATCCGGGAAGCTCGCCTACACGAAATTAGTGTAGTTACTTTGGGCGCTGATCCTAATGCCCTGATTTCTGAGGTTCGAACTGGCCAAGTTGGAGGAAGTCTCCGCAAGTATTGGGCCGGGGAAGACCTATCCGCCGAAGCAATTCAAGACGATGTAGCTGACAACACTGGGGAGGAATTGATCCATCTCTTCACTTCTTTCCTAGCCGAAACTCAGTTGACTGACGGTCTTGAGATTGCCGAAGCTTTCGCCGCAACACTGCATGAAGCCGAGCCGGAGAACTCTCCACTCACTTTATCGGATGTTGAGTTTCAATTGATGGAAGCGGAAATTTTAGCCGCTGAATTAGAACTCGAATAAACCCTAAAGGAGAGTATCCTAATGGACAAAGAAACCTTGCGTACTATTGCTCTTTCTGCCCTGCACAAAGCAAAGGCGTTGAAGGACGAGCATGGTATCACGATGTCTGCTGATGTTAAAACCCAGTTCGACGCTCATATGGCTGAGTATGTGGAGTATGGCGAGAAGTACAAAGCTGCTAAAGCTACTGAAGAGCAATTCTCCGCGTTGGATGCTGGCATTGAAGAGTTCGCAGCTCCTGCTACTCAGAATGTTCAGTCCACAATTTCCGACCTTGCTAATGAAGATGCCCAACAGGCTAACTCAAATGAGAAAGTTTCCCGCGCTCGTCAGATTCATAAAGAAGCTTTCCGGCGTTACGTTTCTATGGGCGAAGGCGGCTTGACCCCTACCCAACATCGTGCTTTCATGGGCGGCGGATTCACACGGGAAGAGTTGGCTGCTGCTGGCGCTCCTGAAGAAGCATGGGCACATCTCGGCTCGGTAGATCATCTTGGGGGCTTCCTTGTCCCTGATGACTTCATGAGTGAGTTGATTCGTGACCTCGCTGGCTTCACTGTTATGCGTAATATGGCTCGTGTGCGTATGACTTCGAGTGATGCTGCTGTCTTCATGACTGTGGCTGGCTCGGGTAATCGTCAGTACAGCTCGGGCGTGACCGGCTCCTTCCGTAATCAAGGTTGGGTACAGGGCGGGAATAACATCCCAACTCAGAATCAACCTCGCTTCGGTCGTGAGCGCGTTCCTGTCTATACTTGGAGCCCTGACGTCATTGAGTTGACCATGGAACTCTTGGAAGACAGTGCCGTGAATCTCGATGCAGAAGTTCGCGCTCTCTTGGCTGAGACTCGGGGCATGGACGAAGATAGTGCCTTCTTGCTCGGAACTGGCGTTGGGATGCCCATGGGTATCGTGACTGAAGCCGATGCTGGCAATATCGTTACCGTTGGCTCCGGCGCTGCGACTGCTCAGACCTACACTGGCCTTGTAAACCTGTGGGCTGAACTTCCGGCACAGTATCGTATGCGAGCGAAATGGCTCATGAATAGTGTCACTCTGGCTGCTATCGCCTTGTTAGAGGATACTGTTGGCAACCCGATCTTCCCGACCAACGAAATTCCGACCATGCTGTTTGGCAAGGAAATCATGGTTAGTGAGTTCATGCCTGATGGTAGTGGCGCTGGTACGACTGGCAATCATGCAATCATCTATGGCGACTTCGCTAACTACGGAATTGCTGATCGGATGGATATGCGGATTGTCCGTTTGAGCGAACGCTTCGCTCCTAACATCGGCCTATTGGCAGTTGCTCGTGTTGGTGGGCAAATGTTACGTGCAGAGCCTTTCCGTGCACAGGTCATTGACTAATTAAACCCTGGGGCTTCGGCCCCTTTAGTAGGAGAATGTTATGGCTCAGGTCCCCTTGCAAGTTGGCGCTTCTGGCGCGTACTCGCATGAATATGCCCATATGGGTGAAGTTCGTTTAAACTCGACTAACGTCGCTATCGCTGCTGGCGCTAATGTTGACGTACTCGGAACGGTCTTACAGGCTAATCCTCTCGACGAATCTTTGACTTATACTTTAACCCACGATGGCACTGCCGGTAATCTTACCATTGAACTCGCCTCTGACGACCTCGTTGGCGGACCTCATGTTAAGTTGACCGACGATGCTCTCATCTATGGCGGAGATCGTAAGACTGTCCCTGTTGGCGCTCTTGTTCTCGATCTTACCGATGTTAACAATCAAGGCACAATTCTTGTTGCTATTAGTCCTTCTGCCCGTCAGTTGGATGCAAACGGCAATTTGGTCGCCTTCGTTCAAGAATTCAATCGATTGGTGTATACCACTGACGCAGGTTGGGATGGCACAGGCATTGACGAGATTGCTTGCGGCTGTCATAAACACCACATGCCTGGCCCTAACGCGGATTAATCCGTAGTCCAATAAGCTCTAGGCTAGAGTTAAAGCCCTGGCCTAGGGCCGATCTGAGGGGATCAAATGAATACTAGAGCAAGACTATTTAATATGGTCTCAGGCGACAAGCCTATGTGTGCTTACTGTGGTTTTGACGACGAGAGGGCGTTAGAGATAGACCATGTAAAAGACAATGGAGCATACTATCGTAAGAAGTTCGGAGGCTCCGATAAAGAGTGGAGTTGGCGTGTAGCTCACGAGAAGATTGATGACCTTCAACTCTTATGTTGCAATTGTAATAGGATAAAGGCCAGACGTCTATTCCAAGCTAACAAAACGAACACTCTCATGGAATATGAGGAAGCGTGATGGATTATATTGCGACCGAAATTCCACAGAAGACTGAGTTCCAGGGTTACTTCAACGGGCAGCTCCATGTTACGGGCGAAGGAACGATCAGCCTACATAAGGTCAACCGTCGCTTGATTCGCTTTGGGGGAAAATGGGAATCGTGGGGAATAGGCTACACGCATCTGAAGGATTACTATTCTCCGGGAGGTAGTTTTCCGATGCCTGATTGTCCTTTCTACTGGGAGAACGACGAGGAGGGTCCTTTAAGCCTATTCGAGATTGTCCAAGACCCAAACTATGTTCGACCTGATCCAACTCCTTCTAGGGTACGTCTCGAAGCTGTGGGGAGTGCTTCCGTTTCCGGGGACAAAGATTGGGATATCGAACTCGACCTAGTGGGCAAAACCTCCGCCACTGTAATCCTGGAAGTAAACGA